TTCCAAAGTATGGTGTGCTCTAGTGTGAAAGATCTCAATCAATCCCAAGAACCCGACTAAAATCAGATTTAAGATTGTGAATGGGTGAAATATAGCAGAAGTAATCTTTTTCATAAGCATAAAAAAAGGGGGACCATGGTCCCCCTGCATTATAACAAGTTATTCGTGAATCAGAAGGAGTACTTGACACCCAACTTAGCACCATAACCACGGTCGATATCGTCGTCGCCAGATCCGATGAAGGAAACTTCACCATAAGCACCGAGAGAATCGGTAACAGCGAGTCCAAGACCTGCCTTACCAGAAGGAACAGTGTCACTTTCGGCACCGTCAGGGGAAACTACACTAGCGCCACCTTGAACGTAGTATGATGCAGACTCACCAAGAGCACCTTCATAGCCAACGTGAAGATCAGTAGTGGTGCTGGTGTAATCGGAACCAGACCAACCAGAATTAGCCTCAACGTTAACGTAGGGACCTGCAAGGGCAGCGCCTGCGAAAAGTGGAGCAGCAGCAACAGCTGCGAATACAGATTTAATCATTTGATTTACCTTTAGTTACTTGCGGAATGGTTACCCGCAGATGAATAGAGACATCGACTTGTCTCGTTTATTACCTTCTGTCATACTAGACACAAGGTTAAGTATTTATTATACTTAAAGTTTTCGAATATTCGGTTACCCGAAAGCGAGTGATCGGAATCGAACCGATGACATCTAACTTGGAAGGATAGCGTTCTACCGCTGAACTACACTCGCAGAAAAGACTGAGATCACTCCTCAGTCAAAAAACTGTTAATATATTTCTTTTTGTCATCAAAAAAAGTAATATTTCGATGCCCTAACATCAATTCTTTTAGTTTCACTGCTTTATCCAATAAAATTTTATGATAGTCAATAACTTCATCAACTTGTGATAACATCTCTTCGTAACAACGACGAGCATCTACTTTATCGTCTGAAAGATAATCTGTAATAATATCTCCCATACGAGACTTACGATGGTTTTCGTAAGTCGTATCAGGTCCAAGGTATGGAACAGACTGATTTGATAGGGGGTGCATATGCATTTAATTCCGACTTGTATATTATAGAGGATTTGGTTGGATTTGTCAATCGATATATCCATATTTTTTGAGCCACTCGCCAGTCAGTGGAGTTGGTGGATAGACTTTCCACATTTCACCAGCAACACAAGCGTCTAGTGCATTAGAAGTCATATTCCCACTCATACCAGCCCAAAATGCTTCTTTCTCCCATGGAATAGCATCTGGAAAATCCCTATATGTTCTAGTAGCAATGTCTTGCCAAATTTTAGGAACATCATCTTCATTGTGAATGATAGCGAGCATACTATTTTCAATAGTTCCAGCCATACAATCCTGGGCAGCATGCCATCCTTCGTGTCTTGTAACAGCCATAAGCGCAATCTGGCGATGCATAAATGCGTCATTCAAGAATAAGTTATTTCCTACAGTATGATAGACACCACGATGGCCAATCGGGAAGTACTTTTGGTGTGCTAAAAAGACACCAACTCCGATCTTATCAAAAGACTCGATGATGTTGTCAAATTCAATAGCAACACGATCATAATCGCTATCGGGATAACTATCTCTAATATCTTGAATACTTCTGATTCGTTTAACATCTTCGGTACATTCTTGTAACAACATGCACCCCATAGAATCCATCGTATAGTACTCCTTAACAATAGGAAGAGAAGGAGCAGCTGCAACTGGTGCGGCAGCAAGAATCAAAGCAAGTAGTAATTTGTTCATAATTTTCTCGTAACTAAAAATATTTAGTTGATGGGGGATGAGGGGATCGAACCCACCTTAGCCGAATTATGAGTTCGGTGCATTCACCAGATTGCTAATCCCCCCAAATACGGGATAGAGGGGATTTGAACCCCCGACCTCTGCCGTGACAGGGCAGCGTTCTAAACCGCTGAACTACTATCCCGTGTGGGGGCTTCCACCCCCGTGAGTCATTTGGGTTACAAGGCTGACTTACCCCGATCTCCCATTCAGGCAGTCGCGAACTCGCGAGTGCGGGAGAATGCTACGATATTATTCGCAGCAGGTGTAGATGTTTTTGCATCTGTTGGTTGCTTATCCAAGCAGGTTTCAGTCCCGATCCTTATACCCTGTCGAAGCCATGGCATCCCCCTAAATGGAGATGACGGGAATCGAACCCGTGTCCAGAATGTAGGTGTCGTCACCTATTCCTCTTAAGAGGAATGCCACAAGTAGGATTCAAACCTACAACCTATCGATTACAAATCGATTGCACTATCGTTGTGCTATTGTGGCTATGGGTTGTCTGGGACTCGAACCCAGGACTTAATCGTTAAAAGCGATCTACTCTAGCCAACTGAGTTAACAACCCTAACGGGATAGAAAGGATTTGAAGGCTAAGAAGTTTCTTCGTGTTCAGTATATATTCGCATTGTATCATCAATTGGCATCATTACTGCCACTTGACCATCTTCATTAATTATACCAAGATGTTCTCCGTTTTCAACTCTCTTCATTAATTCATCCCAATTTTCTTGAAACTTTTCAATAGTAAATACGTCCATGGTTTTAATAATTAAGGGACAAACACTTATAAAATTATATTTTTAAAGTCTTCTTCAAAGAGATCTAATCCCTTATCAGTTAGAACATGATTATACATCTTTTCAAAGACTGATGCTGGCATTGTAACAATATTAGCACCATTAGTAAAGGATTGAGATACACTCTTCACATCCCTAATGGAAGCAGAGATAATCTTAGTCTCTTTTACTTTTTGTACTGAGTAAAGTTCAGAAATATCACGAATCAAATCCAATCCAGCAATTGAATTATCATCAAGTCTACCTACAAAAGGAGACACATATGTTGCACCTGCCTTTGCTGAAAGAACTGCTTGTGCGGCATCAAAGATAAGAGTTACATTCACTCTGATGTAATCCTTAACAAGCTCTTTACAAGCAGCAAGACCATTAGGTGTGCAAGGAACTTTAATCGTAGCAACCTTACCAAATTTCTTAGCAAGTCTACGACCTTCAGAAATCATATTAAGTTTATCACCAGTGACTTCCATACTAATATCAATGACACCAATATCCTTAATCTCTTGATAAACTTTCTCAGGATTCCTACCACTCTTTCTAATAAGAGTGGGATTAGTTGTTACACCATCAATCAACCCCGTAAAAAAATGCTTACGAATAATATCCGTTTCAGCAGTGTCTAAGAAAATTTTCATTTAAGTTTCTCCTTTCGGTTAAATTCCTCGTTAAGATTATAGTATAATTTGTAGTTTTCTGTCAATACATAATAACCCACTATCGATAATCCATCACATTCAAACCCATATCCTTTTACAATTTCTTCCATATCGTCAATACGAAATTTCTTATCTCCGGTAAGATAAGAATGATATCGTTCATCTAAGTTGATCATACTGATTTACCTTTCTTCAAATTCAAGTTTTCTAATTTTTCTTTTACGTCGGGTTTCTTGATACAAAAGATCTTCAGCACTAAAAATCGATTGAGACTTCTTTTTCTGGTGGCATATCCCGCTGACTACCTCTACCAGGGACAAGTTGTTCGCGCTTATACTTGTCCCACGGATGTTCGTATGGTTTGGGCACCGACAACATCGGGTTTTGATTGGATGACTCTCTAATTGCATCCCGCAATTCTTGCATCTGATTACTAACATTTTCTACCATAGCTCTTATATAAGCTAGTTCTGTTTCGATTGTTTCTTTGTTCATAGTATGTATAATACTAACTCCCCTTCCTGGGATCGAACCAGGGACCAAACGATTAACAGTCGTTCGCTCTACCGCTGAGCTAAAGAGGATTGAGAACGGGTCAGGTTGGGATCGAACCAACGACCGACTGCTTAGAAGGCAGTTGCTCTATCCTCTGAGCTACTGACCCATGGCATTTAACTCTTTATTGGTATAGTACGCTTCAAAATATTTTACAATACCATCGCATCTAATATTACCCTGTGAAACCCAATCATGAGAGCACTCTGTAATTGACTTCATACTATATATCGGCTCACCATTAGTGTCAAGTTGATGTCCAAAACGACAGAGAAGAAGAGAATAAACTTGTTCTCTTAGCATTAATTTTTGATCGTTATAACGCCAGTCGTCAATCATACCAATACCAGTTTTTTAGTGTAATCATACGAATACAATTCCCTATGTCCTTTGATGCCCCATCCCAACCAACGATAAGCAGCATTCATATAATAACTAACAGTCATACCACTACCTTCAAAATAAGGAAGTTGTCTCTGGAAGATATTCTCATTAATCATATAACGAGTCTGACCTTCTAGACTGCTTGGATCACAATCGTACTTTGCACAGAATTTACCTAAGTTATTATAACGACCTATTGAGGTCCATTGAATAAGCCCATAACCACCACTGTGGCAATTGTTGTAAGAAACTCTAGCCCCTCCTTCACATATGTTAGAAATGAAGTTGCTTTCCGATTTAATGTTTCCCATGATCGTAGCAAAAGCATTACGATCACTGATCCTTGTATGTTCTTGTAGTTGTTTAAGAACATACTTTTCTTCTGGTGTACAATCAGGACATTTCCAAACAGGTTCATGTACAACCTCTGGAATTACAATTGGTTCTGATTGAGTTGATGGAAGATCTTTATCTACATCTGGAGTAATTACACCAGTTGCAGCAATGATACTGATTCCTAAAATTGATTTAATCATAATCCTCATAAAACATGTATCATCCTGATTTAAATCAGGATTAGTCTAATTCCCCATTATTCACTTTGTTCACATTGTAACATATATTCTACTGTATCGGCAACATCATTCATTGCATCTCGCAAGTATGGACGTTGGCCAGATTCTTGTTTCATAGCGTCACTGTCATCACATAAAGACCACCTCCACTGACGTTGAGATTGAGAATACCATAGATTGATTTTCATTTACAATCAGTCGAAGGTCATAGGTGGTCTTTCATATTATAGGAGGTCTCTGTCAAAATGTCAAGGGTCTGGACAATCATTGTCCAGTTCTACAAGTGTCCCGTGTGCGCGACGGATTTCTCGGAGTGCTTCAAGATTCATATCTTTAGTGCCCCCATCGTATGCGTGAGCATATCCTTCGGTGATCATTTGTTCGTTGAGCGACACTGACTCGTCCCCAATGTATAACCACCCCAGAAGACGACCATATTTACCGACGCCACCAACAAGTTCAGT